GTTCGACTGGAGTCAGTACGATTCCCGTATTGGAGAGAAGCTGATGGTTACCTCAATGGCCATCCTTCGCTCCGCATACCCTCCCTCGGCTGCGATTGACCGCTCCTTTATTTACATGATGTCCTCTCTTATCCACAAACACGTTGTGACTCCGACCGGCCACGTGTGCCGTAGTGACCACGGCCTTCCTTCCGGTCATCCTTTTACTTCGCTTTTAGGTTCTGTAGCCAACTGGCTGATCCACGCCGATGTCTTACGTACCATCTCCCCCCCTCATGTCTCTAGGACGGCCCGTATCGGCGTCTGTGGCGACGACACTTTTGTTTCTTTCCGGGGGGGAGAACCGAGCGAGTGGCCTTCCACCAGTGATTACCTATCCACAGCCAAGGAGAAGTGGGCAGCGGTCGGGAAGCTAGATTCGGCAAATGAGGGCCCTTTGTGCCCCGTTTTCCCCGAGGCAGCTCCCCCCTTCCTCTCCTACCGTTTTCCTATTGGTTTTCCGGCGAAATCGCGCGGTGATATTATTCTCTTAGAGGCCGGTGCGAAGCACCCTCCGAAGTCATGGTCCTCTCACTACCATGATTACTACTGGATCGTCTCAGAGCCCACCTTCAACTGGCAGCTCTCCGAGATGGACGAGGAGACTCTCGTCTATTTCGCCCAGATGGCTCGTCGTGAGGGGGAGGCTGGCGAGGTCCCAGAGACCGACGCCCAGGTTCGTGGCATGGCCGCCTGGATCCGCGCCGCTTCGGTGAAGCTCTTCACCTCCGGTGATACTGGAGCTGGAGAGTGGGGAGCCCAGTGGGGAGACAACAGGAAGAAACCCGGGTCTTTTCCCGAGGCTTTTGCCTGTCGAAACCCCTCCAGGGGATCCGCCCTCATTCGCAAGGTCCACGCGAAGGGCAGGGGCGCCTTCCTCTCGGAAGCTTGGCATTGTGCTTCCTACGCCCCAAAGTGGTCTGAGGACGTTTCTCCTACTATCGCTCAGATTACCAGAGAATATAAAGACACCTACTGCTCTTCAGAGTGGGCCGCGAGGCGACTCCACCCGGAGGAACCTCCCATTACGGTATTCACAAGGGATGTTTACCTTTGGCACCGCCCCGTTCCCTAGGACTTCGGTC